AATAATGGACAAATGGCTAATAATGGACAAATGGCTAATAATGGACAAATGGCTAATAATGGACAAATGGCTAATAATGGACAAATGGCTAATAATGGACAAATGGCTAATAACAATATTGCTGTAGCAAATAATAATCAAATGAACCAAAATAGAATGAATAATTCTTTAATGAATAATCAACTTAAAAATAATGTAACCCAACCACCTATGCCAAGTGTAAATTTAAATAATACTGGTAGTACAGATATGGGATTATTAAACTCACAATCGTGTTCAGATAATCCACAATGTTCGGGAAATAATTTAGTGGGGGGTCAATCATATGATTCGAATAGTTTAAGTAACTATGGGACGGGAGGTATGTTTACTGAGAATACTACTTATCATGATGATATGTATGCTAGTTTATTATAAATTAAAAAATAATTAAAAAATAATTAGACTTAAAAAAATAATTAAATTTAATTAAAATGACTTATTCTTCCTTGATAAATAGAAAAATTGTAGGTAATTCTAAATTTTTAAGCACGAATATTTATCCCAAATTATCATATTCTTCTAATTTACCTAAATCTATTAAAATATTACATAAAAATGTATATCCTAAATATGGAGAAGGTTCATGGTTATATGATTATAAAGATACTAAATATTTAGATTTAACTTCTGGAATAGGAGTTCTTTCTACAGGACATAGTCATCCATATGTTATAGAAAAAGTTAAAAACCAAATAGAACAATATGTTCATATGCCACAACAAGTATTTAATATTCATGAATCTTCGAATGAACTATTACCATCTTTATTAAGTATTATGCCTTCGCCCAATCTTAATAGTGTTTTTTTCGTTAATTCTGGCTCAGAAGCCACGGATAATGCCATTAAAATAGCTAGAGCATATACTAAGAAACAGAATATAATTACAATGAAGAAAGGGTTTCATGGAAGAACATATGGTGCTCTTTCTATTACGAGTTCTAATTTAAGTTGTAAAAAAAATATCAATCCATTATTACCCGGAGTATATTACTCTGAAATTAATAACATAGATAGTTTCAAAGATTTATTAACTTATAATACTAGTCCCGATGAAACTGCTTGTGTAATTTACGAACCAGTCCAAGGAGAAGGTGGTGTTTTTTCTTTGGAAGAAGATTTTTTAAAATATATTCATGAAATTTGTAATGATAATAATATTTTAACTATAGCAGATGAAGTTCAATGTGGTTTTGGAAGAACAGGAACTTATTGGAATGTTGAACAGAAAAATGTAATTCCAGATATTTTAACATTTGGTAAAGGAATTGGTAGTGGATATCCAATCGCTGGATTAGTAGGGAATAGAGATATTTTAGATAATGTTGGAACTAATTTTTTAGGTGGAACCTATGGGGGAAATGCTGTTAGTTGTGCTGCTTCTAAAGCTACTATAGATATAATGAAAAATGAACACTTATTAGATAATGTAAATAAAATGGGATTATATTTAAAAAATGGAATAGAAAAATTAACTAAAATAAAACAAGTTAGACAATATGGTTTAATGATTAGTATTGAATTAATAAATCCAAATGATGTTCATAAAATAGTTACTGAATTAAATAATAGAAATATTTTAGTTTTAAACTGTGGAGATAAAGGTCAATACATTAGGCTTTTACCACCACTTAATATTAAAAAAGAAGAATGTGATTTATTTTTAGATAATTTAGAAAATATATTTACTAACTAAAATAATTATTTAATTTTCAATAATACCAATTTCCCTTCTAAACTGGATTCATGCATAGTTGTTTTTAAGTATTTATAATTTATAGGATCTCTAATAATATCGGCTATAGTTGGATCTTCTTTTAGTAATTTTATTTTATCAAGATAAATATAATCATCGTTGTGGTCTAATTTTTTAATTTTATTTAATTCTTTTAAAATATCATTTAATTTTTCTTGAATATTAACATCTGTTTTAAACAATTTAACTTCATCACTATAAGATAATACCTCTGTTATGAATCTACCTTTTTTTTTCTTCTTATTTATTTGAACCTGTCCGTTTAGTTCTATTAATATTTTATAATTTTTTTTAGTATTTATTTTCAAAGCACTTTTTTTATTATAAGGATTTTTTTTATTATAAGGATTTTTTTTATTATAAGGATTTTTTTTACTATAAGGATTTTTTTTACTATAAGGATTTTTTTTACTATAAGGATTTTTTTTACTATAAGGATTTTTTCCTTTTAATAAATATAATCTATTTGTTCCACCTATCATTTTTTTAGTTTTTATCATATAGTATAATATAATATTAAATATAAATTTAAAAATTATTTTAAAGTAATTATAATGAAAGAAAAACATAAATTAATTATTAAATCTTCTGATAATAACTTTATAAATATTGGAAGATTTAAAGTTTATACTATTATGAAAAATAAATAATTTAAAGAACTTTTATACTATTAAATGTGGAATTGGCTCTTTTTATACTATATAATTCTTCTATTGAAAAATTAGGTTTTTCTTTACTATTTTTTTTTTTATCTTCTTTTTGTTTTTGTTTTATATCATATATAGAGTCTTTGTCATCAACTATTTCTCTATATTTTTTCAAATTATCCTGATTAGAAGTATTTACTATAAAATCATCAGTTTCTTGTTCAATGACTTCATTTTTTTTTTTTTTTAATTCTTTTAAATTATTAATATCTATTTCATTAGTTTGTAACATAAATAAAGAATTTATTAAATCACCTTCATTAATAATTAAAAGTTCTCTTGCTTGATTTTTAGTAATACTACTTTGATTCATTAAAATAGATACATCTTCGTCTGTAATATTACTCATATAATTTATCTTTTATATTAATAGTAAAAATTAAACATTTTAATTATTTTATATAATTTAAAAAATTAATTAATTAATTATTAAATATGGATTTATCTCTTTTTGAAAATTTTCAAACTATAATTAGCACAAGTCTTCAAAGTATTTTGGAAGATGTAAAAGTTCAATATTATAATTTACAAGAAGAAATGGATGATAAAGTTTATAATTTACAAAATTTAAATAGTTGTTTAATGAAACAAAATAAAGAATTAAAAGAAAAACTAGATGAACAAACATTTTGTGAGGAAAATTTTAATAGAGTCTCTATTATTAGCAATCTAAATAAGCAAATAAAACAATTAAAAAATGAAAATGATGATTTATTAAAGTGTTTAAATAAAAAAATTCCAATTAACTCATCTTTATCTAGAAGGCATAGTATTTCAATTTTAAATCAAGAAGCAGTATTAGAAGAGAAAGAAGAAGTATTAGAAGAGAAAGAAGTAGTATTAGAAGAGAAAGAAGTAGTATTAGAAGAGAAAGAAGTAGTATTAGAAGAGAAAGAAGTAGTATTAGAAGAGAAAGAAGTAGTATTAGAAGAGAAAGAAGTAGTATTAGAAGAGAAAGAAGTAGTATTAGAAGAGAAAGAAGAAGTATTAGAAGAGAAAGAAGTAGTATTAGAAGATAAAGAAGTAGTATTAGAAGAAATAAATTATAATAATAAAATATATTATTTAATAAATAAAAAAATATATAATAAGAAAAAAAGTGGTAATAGAGGAAAATGTGTTGGTAAAATAGTTAATGGAGAACCTAAATTAAAAAAGAAAACTAATTAATCTTCCATAAATTTAAATACTCTATTTTTAAAATTTATAAATAATTTATTATTGTGAATATCTTTTAGATTATATTGATTATTTATATATTTGAGAGATTCAATTGATTTATGAAATTCATTATATTTTTTATCTAAATTTTCAAGGAAAAAATCTATTTCTTTTTCTAAATTATTAAAAAAATATTCTGATAGGAAAATATCTATAACTTCAACATTTATTTTTATTAAAAATAATGATTTAGTTAAACTATATTCTTCATTTAAAATTTTTAAAATTTTAGGATATAAATATGTATCTATATCAATTGTTTGGTATATATTATAGATGGGGTCTATTAAATGTTTTGCTATTTTTATATATTTTTCTATAGATTTAAAATTATCTAATTTAAGTATGTGATTAATAATTTTTATATAAATATAATTATTAGTTCTTACAATAAATAAACTTTTGTAAATAGTATTATTTTTTATACTTTCATTTTCTTTTAATATATTAGACAATACTGTATCACCTACAGTTTTCCTATAAGTAAAAATAATGGCGTCATTAATCTTTGTATTTGTTTCTAAAGTATATTTCATTTCAGTTGATGAGATTAAAATGAATTCGCTAAAAAGAAGGGCTGCTCTTTCCATAAAAAAAAGAGTTATATGAATATTAAATGATGTTAATAAAATTATCCATGAAATATGAAAAAACATATTCCCTATAATATCTATTTCGTCTTCAAATATAATTTCTGTTTGGTCCATCAGTTTTTTTTTAATTAAAAACATATATTTGTAATAAAAATTAAAAAACACATTATTTATATTATGTGTATCAATTTCATATATATTAATCCTTTCTTTTCTAATAATATCAAAAATATTATCAACCATTAATATTATATTATTTATTATTTATTATTTATTATTTATTATTTATTATTTATAATTGCGGTTATTTTATAATAATAAAAAATATATACAATATATCTAGCAATTTTATTAGTTAGTAAGAAAGATGAATAAGATATCTTTTAAATTAAATGAATAGAATTGATGTTGAATTATCCATCCTTAGTCTATTATATTGTAATTTTTATAGAATTACATAATTACATTACTAAATAAATTTATTATTTATATTTTTATAATAATTTTTCTAATTAAATACTAAGTATGCTTTGTAAAAATATAATATTTATAGGCATAATTATTTTACTTTTAACCATTATAATAACTCGCAAGCCCAATTTAGAACAATTTTCACCTATGGCAAAAATAGCTATTGTTAGCATGGTTACCAAACATCCCGATTTTGATTTTTGGATTGAATATCACCTAAATACATTAGGTATCGACCATATTTTTTTAAGAGTCGAAGATTCTCCACATTATAAAGAAATTATAGATAAATACCCAACTAAAATAACTGCTTCATATCATTTAAAGGAAAATATTGATATGAAACATAATTATCTTACAATAATGGATAGACAAAAAGATAATGTTAATGCGGCATGTATAAAAGCCAAAAATATGGGAATAGACTTTTTATTTCATTGTGATGCAGACGAACTTATTCACGTTATATCATCTAAAGATTCAATTAGACAAAACTTTAGAAGATACCTAAATCAAGCAAAAGATAGCGAATCAAATATAAAATGTATCCATTTTAAAAATTTCGAAGCGGTTTTCCCTAAAATGACTGGCAAATGCTTTACCACCAATAAATTTATAGACTGTAAAAAAGGTCGTTGTTTATCATATGCTAATGGTAAATCTTGCGGATTAGTCCAGAGAGATACCAAATTTAGAGGACCTCACTATTTTCAAGGTAAAAATTATAATATGACAGATGATAAAATTGTTATACTTCATTACGATTCTTGTACATATAAACAATGGTATACAAAATTTAATTTACTAAAAGATACAAATGAAGAAAAAATAAAAAAAATACCATTTCCCTTTTACAAAAATTCTATTAAAAAATTAAAAGAATGTTCGAATAGTTCAGGTGATTCGAATATTTCAGGTGGAAAAGAAAAAATATGTAAAAAATATTTCAAAGAACAAAAAATTGACAATTATTATAAATTAGGAAATAAACTAATTGAATTTGATGCTCCAAGAGTTTAATTTTATAGGTTAAATAAGGTCAATCAAGGATTATAAGGTCAATCAAGGATTATAAGGTCAATCAAGGATTATAAGGTCAATCAAGGATTATAAGGTCAATCAAGGATTATAAGGTCAATCAAAATTTACAATATATTTCTCATCTTTTTTTTGTAGTGTTAAAATATTTTTTTGATGAATAGGTATTAATTGATATGTTATAAATTTTTCCCCATCTATATATTTTTCTTTTGAAAAAATAAAATAATCAAATGTTTTTACAATTTGTTTTAAAATAGTCATTGACTTTTTTTCATTTAAGTCATTCAAATATTTTTTACCTTTACATGGTAAATAATATTTTATAAAGTCATCCTTATATTTAATAATTTTGTCTACCGTTTTATATTCTTTTAAATCATTTTTTGTAAAAATTGTTATATCTTCTATATTTTTAAGTTTAAAACATTCTAATAATATTTTTAAAATATAATGGTCTGGTTTCTTACAAAAAAGTTGATTAATAGCCATTAATTATATTATATATATTTTTAATCAATAATAAACACTCCATATTTTAGTTATATTTTAATCTCATACAATTTTCAAGTGTATTTCTATTTGAAATTGGTTTACTTCTTTTTAATCTTAGATCATTATTAACTTTTTGTATTCTCAACTTATCTATAGGAATATATTGTGTATTTTTTTTATGTAAAGAATCTTTTCGTATCTCTTCTAAACAGGGTATTATAGAAACCATCGGTGGTAATACTATCTTATAATTTTTTAAATAGTCTGTATTACAATCCCTAAATTCTTCTATTGTTAATTTACCTCCAAATATTTTTAGTGATAATTTAGGGGGCGCCAATTTAATAGTTAGTTCAGATATATTATAAATTATAGAATATAAATGATTTAATAAACTATATCTTTCCCACATATCTTTATCATCGGCTCGAGAATCGAAATTATAAGCAGCTCCGCATTCAGGAGAACAGAAATTACCAAAAACAATAAATATATTATCTTTATAATTATAAGGAATAGCACAAGGTATATTATCAAAATTATGACAACACCAGAAACATTTAATATTTGATACTTTCGGCCATTCTTTTCTTTTATTATATTCATTAAAATAAATCATAATAGGTGAAATGTTTTTTTTTTTAATAGTATTAATTAAACAAGTGTTGGTTTCACCATATCTAATGTTTAATGAAGAAACTTTTTTTTCATATAAATCTTGAGTGTTTTCTAAATTTACATTTTCCTTTTCCTTAATTACATTATTTATACTATTATCCTTTTCTATATCAAAATCATCATCATTACCTACTATTTCCAAATCATTATTAGATGGGTCATATGGTTTAGGTATAATTATATTAGGGTTATAATCATACATACTTTCTAATAATAATCCATCATCCAAAGAAGATGAATTAATTTTTAAATGTAAAATTGTGTCCTTAACTATAGATGAATTTAAATTATTATTTATAAGTTTGGATATATTTGACTTTTTCGGCTTCCGTCCTCTTTTTTTTGGTGTTTTAGGTTCTATATCATTTTTTATTTTAGGTTTTCTACCTCTTTTTTTTGGTAAATTTTTAACTATAACTTCATCTTTAACTATAACTTCATCTTTAACTATAACTTCATCTTTAACTATAACTTCATCTTTAACTATAACTTCATCTTTAA